TAAACAAAACTGTACATTGGCTGTAGTATAGACAGCAGACCACGTACTAGAAGCATATTTTCTTACCCCATGAGTTGCCCCATCATACCATGAGTATAAAACATTATTGAACATTACAAGACCATGCTTGAATACATTAGTAGAATCAGCTATACTTACCGGAGTACTTGCCATCATTACTGCACCCGGCTGTCGTGTATCAATATCCCCGTAACTTCTCATGTATCCCATAGCGTCTGTATGCCAGAGGAAACCATAGCCATGTCGCCAGTCTGTCATGTTCAGGGGTTGATACAATAACAGCTCTGCCATGTTGACTGACCCCCCAGGAACTGAAGCTCTTGGGGAGAAGTCTGCCAAATCTTTTTCTTTGTAGGAAGTAAGGTCTACTCTATACTTGACCCCACCCAAACTGATGTCACCTAAGTCTGTTGTCATACTACCACCCCATAGGATTCCCGTCTATGTTTAGCCCCTCAAAACTTCTATCCTCACCCTCAAGTCTGATCTCAGTCTGGGGTGAACGGAAGGAGTGCATCTGTTTGTAGATCTCTGCCTCACGCCTGTACTGTTCTTGCAGCATACCATAGCGTTGTCGATCTACTCTGTTGTCTGCTACCCTACTTCCATACAAGGAAGCCATGGCAGCTAACATGATGTACTCAGCAGGAACTACTGTCGTACCTGCATCAGTTGTAAGTTTAGATGGGACTGTTGAATAAACTAATTTCAATCTACTGCCTAACCAGCTATCTACTGGGCTGGGAAGATGCAACTTGCTCGGCCATTCTTTGGGGGTTGATCTTTGATACTTCAACCTGTACCAGTCAAGGTATTGTTCTCTGGTATCCCATAACAATATCTTATCATTGTCATCAATATCACCCAGGTCTGCAGTAACTGTGATGGTATTCGTTCCATCATTTACTGTAACTACAGCTGCCTGCAATCCTTCTCCTGCTCCTTGATAACAGGATATTCTCCAGTTTGTATCTACCTGTGATAAGTCTGCTGGATCTAACACGATTGTAGTTGTTGGGGTAGCGAATGTTCCTGATACTGCAGTAGCATATATCCTTACTGCTGGTCTTTCAATGTAGAGTTCGTGCAATAGGAATGCTGGACTGGTCAGAGCAGTAAGATCATACTCCAGTTTGTTCTCCTGTACTACCAGACTGGTATCTTCTGTAGTATCAAAGAAAGCAGGGAAGCCTTCTTCAATAGCCTGGTTGATAGCACTGTTCATTTCAATAGCATTGAATACAGAGTGTATCTCATAGGTATCTGCTGTTGATAAAGCTCCGGGTAAGGCATACTCAAGAGTAACAATAGATCCAGTCTGAGCAAAGTCTGTAACCTTCCTCAGTCTGTCTGTAGTACCCATGATGTATGCCCACTGCCCGTTCCAGAAATCATTAGGCTGCAGTAAGTTTACTGTATCAATAAGTTGAACAGTTGTTCCTGCTGCTGAGACCGTACCATAACCATCAGGCATACGGATAGCGAAAGGCATCATCAGCCTTACCGCCAGGTCTCTACGCAACTGTGCTCTAGTTTTGGTAGGTCTTGCCATGTTATCTCCTTATCTCTCGTCAGCCCTGAATTGATCAGCAGCTGAGCCATACTTTTTATTTATCTCTCCCCATTTCTGTGCTACTACCATGTTATCTTTGGGGGCATTAGCATTCAATAGGGCTTTTCTCTCTGCATTTTCCATCTGCATTTTGTTTCTTGCTTTCCATTCATCAGCTACCAGCTTGGGAACTTCAGTAGGGACACCCGGCTGTAATACCCATGTCCTGTGTTTGATCTTGATTACTTCTGACTCAACTCGTTGCTGTACTACACCGTTATCGTTTACCGTAACGATCCTACCCATAGGTAGAATAATTTCCGTTGGCATACTTTTCAGCAATCCGTCAAACCTCATCTTCTCTACTGCGTTCTCTGCCATTTTCTTTTGTATGGTAGCCTGTACATGCTGGGCTTCTCTGGCTAACAATCGTTCCCGTTCTTTGGGATCTGAGATGCGTAAGTCCTCTGCTTTTTCTAGCTGTTCCTTAATGAAATCTTCTCTGTTATCATTCCACTTCTTAGCATCCTTGTCGTAGCCATCCATCCTACCACGCAGTTTATTCAGCTCTTCATTCAATTGTTCTTGTTGGCTGAGCATAGAGTTCTGCCCACGTATCAACTGCTGAAGCATAAGAGCTATCTCAATAGCCTCAGAGTTTTTAGCATTGGCAAAGTCGTCTGACAATACAGCCTGGATTACTGGATCTTCACCTCTACCGTCAAGCCTTACCTGACTGTTCAGGCGTTCCATCTGCTCCGCTGTGTTGTTCACTGGTTTCTTTTTTCTTGTCGTCATCTTTCTCCTTTTCTTCTACTGCTGTTGTTCCACTATGTCCATCAAAAATATTGATCATAGTTTCTACTTCTAGTTTAGCACCATTGAGTAGGTTTAGTAAAGCTGTCTTCTCTATCATCTGTGCTTGACGCTCATTAATTAAGATGCCAATATCCATCGGCTGATTTGGGTTCAATAATGTGGCATTCTTTATTCCCTCAAGCTCTATCATAGCTCCATGTAAACGATTGAAATGAGCAGTTTCATCTCGTTGCTGTGTCAGTAGAATACCCTTTCTAAGTTCTAGTTGTTGTCTGAATCCAACTGAGGTATCTTCCATCCCATATAATGTACCTCGAAGCAGGTTTGCATTGAGGGGAAGTTCTATCTTTACTCCCATGCCCTCTGCTCTACCTATCCAATATTCTGCCGAAGGGCGTTGGTATTCGTACTCAGTCCCACTTGCCATCTCGAAACCATACACACCAATGGTAGTATATCCCTCTGCTAAAGCCATGGCTATCATGTAATCAAATGAGGATCTAAAATATCTACGCCCAAACATCATTACTAATTCATCCAGTGGATAACCAACAGACGAGGGGGCAAATTGGAATTTACGCTTCATGTAGATTTCAAATGGATGCTCTTGTTGCAGCCACTTGAAATGGTTAGGATCGTTTGGGTTCTCTGCCCGACTGAAGGATTCAAAAATGTGAATCTGAAACCATCTATCTATCTTAGGAAAGTCCTGTACGTATCCTTCGTTACAGCCCCAAAATTCATACGATGTATCATCCCAAGGTGCGAGATGACGGGTAGTTTTAGCAAAACCAATCAGACAAACTTTTTTCTCTTCCATACTTCCCTTCTTTGAACTAATAAAAGGGCAGGATAAAGATACTACCCTGCCCTATTTTACTAAGTAACCGTTACTTTACGTTGAGACAACGGAGTAGAGCAAATAGCAATCCATTTGCCCAACAGCGAATGTCGCACCAGCGGTAACATCAATGGTCTGTGCAGCACTGTAAATCTTACCCATGCCATACACTGTGGCTAGTGTAGTTGAAGATTTAGATGACCGCAGTTCAGAAGAAATTACGGTACAAATCAAATCAACAGCAGCCATGTATCCATCGACATCATCACTATCACCAACAGTAAAAGCTGCAGATGCTGTGTATGCAGTAACCACTTTTGCAAGTAAGTCATGCACCATCACATTAGCACCAACAGAGAAAATAGGAGTAGCTGCTATTTCACCAGACAGCACGACATCAAAAGCAGTTGAACCAGGGCTTCCAACAGAAACCTTGGCAACTCGCACGACATCAATCCCCACCTTCGGGGCATAGGGATCTCCAGGAGCTGGAATTGTTTTATATGTCATAGTTCACCTCACTCCGCAATTTCTTGCGTATTTGAATCAGTTTTGAATAGTGCCCAAACTCTCAGCCCACCAGTAACACCTTCACCAGGTGTGAAGAAAGCAGAGATAGCTTGAGCAGCTGTATAGTTTTTCAATAAAGCCCCAACCGTGCCAGCTGCCAATAAGCTGGATAGTTCCAGTGTTAAGAGTGCATCTGCATCATCGGAATCTCCGATGGTCAAACCCACATCACTAGAACCACCATCAAATGTGGTAGTAACTTCTGCACCAACATGAAGAATCAAAGTGTTGGCAGGAACTTTAAAGAGTTCTATAGCTGTGGACATTGTAGTACTTACCGATAATGTAGTCGAGTATGCAATACGTACAACGTCTTTCATTAGCTCCGACATCCCTTGTCCAGGGATGAACGGAGGTGGTTTCAGGATTTCAATTGCCATAGTAAGCCTCCTTTATATCAATCACTGATTAGGAATCTGAGAAGATATTGGTGTGCTTCATGCAGCGAATCCAGTCAGCATTCAAAACCTCAGGAGTCAATGTCATTTTCCAGGCCAATGAACCACGTTGGTTCAAAGGATCGGACGAACCAGCAGATCCTACTTGTTTCATAATGATCTCAACGGGTTTGATCTGTTGTCCAGTAAGAGGTTTACCATTGTCACCCTGATTATCTACATCTTTGGGTTCTTCAATACCGCTCAGACCAAGAATACCATAGGATTCTTTGGCAATAAAGAGGGCTGAGTAAACATCTGTAGTACTTCCTACACCAACGTCTGCCCATTCATAGGCATTGGACGAAACGAAGATTTTCATACGAAGAATGCGACCAACATAACCACTACGAATAGCAGAGTTGGGGGATTCCTGAATGAACATGTTCACGAATGTAGGATCTAAGATCAATGATGCCCATGAGTGTGGGTGCAGGATGAGGATGAAGTCTTCTCCATCTACTGGCAGAGCTGAGGAAGCCTCTAACGCAGCATACTGTTCAACAATATCCGCATAGGAAATGTTGTGAGCAGGAGCGTCAAGACTGGCTACAGCTGATTGACCAGCAGAGTAATCAATAGTTGCATAAGTATTCAGTTCATTACGAACCAGAGTGTCGGCACTTAACCCACATTGTTCTCCTAGAATACTTGACATTTCTGACAGAATGGGATCAATGATCTCAAGATCAGCCAGGTCAGTAAAGGACATCCACGACTTTTCATTATCCCAACTTGTATCTCATAGAAGGAACTATGTGTGGTTCAACCATACTAAGAAACTTATTATTTGATTCTTTCATCAAAACAATTCTTGGTATAGTTCCTTTAGTTATAGTTACATAACTATACACACCATACTTTATAGCTAACATTCCCTGTAACATTCCATGAACTCTTAGATCAAAACTGCAGGTAGATATGGTAATTTGTTTCTCATTCTTGCTTATACTTCCATCATCCATGTACCACACGGCGATTGCTAAAGGTTCAAACCAGTCGATTGCCTCTATTGGCACTGTCTTCTTTCCTTGTGGATAAAAAACGTTTCTGTAAAAACGTAGCTGAGGCATAGCAACACTTTTTATAACTGCTGATGATCCTTTGTGTCCAATAGTTACTTTCTGTACAAATGGGTAGAGTTTTGATTGCTTCCAGTTTGCATACTCTAATTGATGTATTGAATGGGTCTCAGAGTAAATTGGATTTCTGCTTGTTCTATCCTGCACGTACCCATCTCCCAATATTCCACCAAGAAATATTTGTTCTTGCTCATCTGTAAACATAGATTTTGCATACTCATTGTACAACCAGTCTTTTGTTCTTGGAGGAAGCCCGAATTTGGTTCTGAGATCATTTATTACTGGTGCACTTGTGTATCCAAGCCTCTTTGCAATCTCTTCCACAGGAACATTATCTACCATATACATCTTGTATATTTGTTTCCACAAAGTTCTGTTTGTTACATTACTTTTTGTCATGTTAGTTTCCTTCTATTCAGTTGGGACTCCACAATTCTCTTAAGTTCTTCTTGTGGTGTCGGACTATCGTTTCACCTTTCGGTGTTCTCTCGTTTAGTCTCTGCGGGTGACTTTCGTCTTCCCTCTGATTGCCTTCTCAGGTTTCCAGTATTTGTTAGAGAGAATTTTACTACGGCACGTGTTTATTTATATACCGTAGAAAGCTGGTGTCATTGTAATCAAAGTAGGGGTCGGGGTAGCAGTTTCAGCAGGGGTCGTACCTTCAGTTAGAGCTGTGGTGTTTGCTGCAAGAGAACCATACTTTCTTAATTCATACGTTCCACGTTTGGAAATGCGGGCTTTCATAGCCCATCTACCATGTACGTAACGTGGAATTGCACGTGTCAACAGCCTCATCTCGTAAGCTGCCTTAACCGCGTCGGAAAGAGTTGAAGTATCAATAGCCATGATTTACCTCCAAGGTTTATCGTTTGGGTTGCACCAGTGGTACTGGCGAAATTTCCTGTCTTTCAACCTTGTTGAAGTATTCATCAACAGAGCCATATTTGTCTATGACATCTGTCCAAGTCCATGACCTGGAGGTTGGAGACGGGGTATCAGTAATTGGAGACCGTTGTTGAATTGGCTGTTGGGGTTGGTTAGCTTGAGGTTGTTCGAGTACAGTACCCTGGGTTAGTTTCTTTTCATACTCAGAAACTTTAGTCTTCAATGAGTTCAGTTCTTTCTGAATACCTTCCCATCCAGACTGTACAAGTGCATCGACACCAGCGTTGGTAACCAGCTTCTCTTTCGGTACACCATTCTCAATAAAGTATTGAGCGTAGTTAGCTGAAATTTCTGCTTCTTCCTTTTCACGCTTTAGTCTGAGTGCTTCCTCTCGCCACTGTTGAGCTTGTTCTAATTCTAACTGTCGTTCAAATTGTGTCTTTTGCTCTTCAGTCATTCCCGACATCTTGACTTTACGCAGTTCTTCTTCGAGTTGTCGTTGTTGTTCCTCGAACTGTTTTTTGGTTTGTGCCATCTGCTTATCATAAGTTGATTTCAACTTATTTATGTCCTGTTCACGTGCCTGTAAAGTCTTTTCCAACTCTGTCAACTTATTATCTGATCCGGCATCTGGTAATGGTTGGGTGGTCACCGACCCTGCAGCTCCACCTGTACCCTGCACTGCTTCCACAGTCTGGGGCTTTACTTCATTACTCAAATCTGCAACCTGATTTTCGATTGTCATTAGTTCTCCTATTTGTTTATTATAAAATATTCATAGAACAAATGTCAAGTTATTTGACATTATTCCATTCTAAATGGTTGTTTACCACCACCCATTACAGGGTTGATGATTAGTTTTAGGTTATCCCTGATTACTTTAGAATACTCAGGGGTTGATTCTGCTACACTGTTCAGGTAGTCCAACCCAGCCTGTGTTATCTGTCCAGTCTGTATTTGTTGAACTGCTGCTGGGTGTAGCTTTTCCAATAATTCCTGTGGCCACCATGGTGCTCTGGTTACGCCACCCTTACCCATTCCATATACTACTAAGTCCATACCTGACTGTCTACTTCTCTTACCCATTGGCAAGAAGGCATCAGCAAGGGGTGAACGTTTGTATTCATAGTAACTTGAGGAGTAACCCTTTGAGCTGGATGAGTAACCACCCGACCCTGAGTAACCTCCAGCTGAATAGTTTCCACCAGTACTACCACTGGATGTTGAACCTAATGTTTCATCAAAATCTGGATGATAGTAAGAAGCCCACAGCTGGTGCTCAGTCGCATACACATCTTTCAAGGTATAGTACTGGGAGATCTTATAGTACTCATCCGGGTTTTCTTTCCTGTATATCGCACGTTCAGCTGTGCTTAGATCATAGTAATCACCCATCAAATCCCAGACATCATTACCTAACTGCTTCTCTACATCTAATCTGAACTGATCATTTTCTTTCCTTACCTGAGAGAACTCCTCTAATCTTTCCTTGGAAGCAGGAGGTATTTCAGCTTTGAGAGCAGCTAACTTTACCTTGCGTAAGAATTCTGTGTATTCGTCTACATCTTTCCACAATTCAACATTGTCTCCAGCATAGTAGAACCTGTCCCATTCCTCGTCCGTACCACCCAGAGCCTTGAAGGCTTTCATAAAGTTCTTGTAGTCCTCACCCACACTAGGCCCAGCACTGGCTATGATTTCATACACATCACCAATACTCTTTTCGATTTCATTCTTACCAGATACTAGCCTGTCCTCTGGTTTGATGTAGCCAACGTTACCTACCTCAGCTGCTATCTCATCCTTTGTAAACTTGGTCTTGCCATATTCTTTCTGTATCCAGGCTATGACTTCTTCCTTAGTAGGTTCACGGTATCCAGCTTCCCAGTTCATCTTGTACAGCTGGGAGTCATACATGTTCAAACCTTTCAGTCCATCCATGTAAGGTTGGAAGATAACCTGTTCCCAATATTTCCAGTGGGCATCTACGATGGTATCTTTATTCTTTTCCCATGTATCAAAACCTTCAGCGTTAGCCTGTTGTTTGATCTGTGCCATCCACACAGGAACTTCTTTCATTCTTTCATCAATCTTTACTCCACTCTCCATGATCTTATTGATGATGGAAAGCTCAAGGATCGGTACAGTAACAGAGGAGATGTCAGAGATTTCTTTCTTCCATTCATCTACCCGATCTACATAAACCTCGTACTCCTCACCCTCTATCATGGAAGGCTTGGTTGCAATAACCTGATACCAGAACCTGTCTACCAGATCTTTGTATATTCTGGAGCTGGGTTTGTACCCTAAGAATGATTCTGTGTTAGCCATAGCGTAATCCGGGTTGTCATTGATAGCAGCTAACTCTAATTGGTATTCCTTGTACAACTCAGTCTTGGATTCTTTATCACCAATATTGATTGCACCTAGCTTATCTTCATAGCGTTGCTTGGCTTCCTTGATGGCAGTAAAGAACATACTGGTCTGCTCTTCAATGTTGTACTGTCGTGCCATCTCATCTCTACGTTCCTGACCTACTAACTGTTGTTCTGTTTCAGGATCAACTACGTAACGAGATAACTGTATAGCACTCCAGAAGTACCCTTCTGGGGTTTCAAACTTGTACTGTTTGTAGTCTTCGTATCTCTGTTCAGCATCCCCGGATAATCCAAATAGATTGGCAAGGGTCTGGTTTTCAATAGAGGCTTTCAGTACATTGATCTCATCTCTTACTTCCTGCAGTCTTAGCTGACCATCAGAGAAATCTTTTGTGTACAATCCTGTCATGTGTCCCATCATGGTTCTGTAGTACTGATCAGTTTCCATTTTGTTTCTGGCATCAATCCACATCTGGTCTTCTTCTCTGTTGGGGTTTCCAAGAATACCTTTGATCGTCTTACCATAATCTAACTTCTCTTTGGGGTCATCCATGGTATCCATTCTTGTAAGAGCATCTGTCAGGAGTTGCTTCTCAATAAGGTAATCAGCCCAGTTTACTCTTGGCAGTAAGGTCTCTTCAGGGAATAGAAAATCTTTTCCAAATATCCCACCCACAAATGTCTTGCGTAACTTGCTGACCATCCAGCGTTCAAACACAGGGGGCAAGAAGTCTATTGGGAACACAGTTCTTACTACTTCAGAAACCAGTGTAGGTTTTGGATAGTAAGTTTCATACCCAGATAACATCATAAGGATCTGTGCTGGGATTGGGCCTACGTTGAAACCAAGTACAGGTGCGTCATCCAATAAGAACTTGGCTACATGCTGTGAGGGTGTTAATTCTTCATCTGTTTCCCGGATGTTTGCCATTCTTGGGAAGGCAAAACGATAGAACAAAGGTGCTAATGGGTTGAACCATAAGCCATCCATGAGTGGCATGTAACCTTTCAATGATGGGAGTACCTCTCCGTTAGATGACAATGCACCATTCTGTACTGCTGTAGCATCCGTGAAGTGTTGGTACTTATAATAGAAAGCTATTAGCTCTGGATGTGAAGTCATAAGATCCATCCAGTATCCAACCGATTTAGCTGGATAAGATATGAATGGGAATATAGACTTCAATTCCTGTAACAATACAGAGTTGTCGGAGTAGTCCATCATAATGGAATTGGTTCTCTTTACTGCCCCAGCATTCTTCTCGATCTGAACTCCCTTATATTCTCCACCGTAGTTAGCTACCTCATCCATCTGGTTCTTTGACTTGAATGTGTAGTTAGCTACATCATCAAGAGTTTCCCTGACGGGGGTAGTAATCTCTGTCTGGTTCATAAGGCTGCCCAGGTTACCCTTTTGATTCTTTCTCCATTCATCCAGTGTCATACCTGCACGACCCCATTCAGTTACTTCCTTACCACCTTTGGCAGTACTCTTCCATAACTTGATAGCCTTGTCTTGCTGATACCACTGTGAACCTACCATGAATTTATTGCTTACCCATTCTCGCATGGCTTCACTTGTTTTCCAAAGTGGGATGGGAGAACCAGTAAGTGCATCAGTTGGGAATAGAGGATCTAGTCTGCTGATTTTGTTCTGGATAAAGTTATCAAAGTTCTTCGTCATCTCAGACAACTCTTTGAATACCTCGGCCATTGGTAATGATCCTGCATCTTCTAACTGTTGAGCTACTCTAGCTGCGTATGCACTGAACCCTGCTGCTCCTGCTTTGTATAGCTTTTCCTCTGATTCAAAGAAGGCTAACCACATGTCCTGCAGGCTTACCTTGTTCTCTCCGTAATCAAAGATTGGGGATTGTACAAAAGCCTTCCATGCTTCATTCCCTAACTCATCATCCTGAGCTGCTACTTTCTGGAACAACACACCATCTGTAGAGAAGAAATCTTTTATTGCTTCTACTCTGCTGTCAGCTGTCAGTCCAGTATTGTAGAACTCTATTCGTAAGCCTAGCTTCTCAAGAGCTTCTACTATTTCATCAGGTGTATTGGTTGGTACTACTGCACCAGAGAACTCTTTGAAGTTTACAATTCTGTCTGGCTTGAACTCAAAGTAGGTTGTTGGTGTATCTACTGTGATGGCTTTCCAGGCATCCATCATCTGATCAATGACTGTATCAGGAATGGATGGCTTTGATGTGCCATAAACGACAAATGAGAAATCAGTAGCATTTTCAATCCATTCCTTCATGGATTGTTTGGTTAACTTTCCTTCTTCCCCATAGTTCCCCAAGATTGCTAAGAAATTCATTGGAGTTTCAGACTTCACTCCATTAGCGTACAGCCAAGCATCGAAAGCATTCTCAGCAAGTTTTACTCTCTTGTACTGCTCAGTCCGTATGAAGTTGTGCATGGCTGTATCATCTACAATATTCTCTGCTGCATCTTTCATCTGATCAATGGACTTGAATTCCTTAGCACCCATAGCTCTTACGTGTGCTTCAGACCCTAAGTAGTTAGGAGTTCCTGGCTTCATAAACTCCCCACCCCTCTTACGTTGAGTAAGGAAGTATGCTAATAAGTTCTCAAGAGTAGCTTCATATTCTTGTCCATTCCAGTTGAATGCTTGGGTTGTCTTGAACACAGAATCTAATGTAGCATTCAACCAATCAATGAATTCATCATCCAGTTTTGCATTGTCCCTGAAAATTTTATCTATTACCATTACTGGCCAGACAGTTTCATCTGGGCTTATTGGATTAACTCTAACAAGGTCTGGGTAGTATTCTTCCAACCACCCAAGTTTCATGACAAAGTTATCCATCATTGTTATGAACCCATCTCTATTCAGGGTATCAGCAATCCACTCTAAATTAGTGTCTGACCAATCTCCTGTTGTATAGCCAGGTCGTATCTCTTGTATCTTCTTTGTTCCCTTTCCATTTATATCTGCTACTTCCTTTAGTTTCTTCACCAGCTGTGGCTTATCCACTTTAGAACTTGTAACTCCCCAAGTTCTTGGCATACGGGGGCTGTAGATGTCAGCATCAAAGATTCTGTTCTTTACATCTATGGCAGGGTCAATCATGTTCCTGTTTCCAACAAGAGTTATCTCTCCATACCCCTCAAACCATGGATACTTTTCTCTCAACACTGCCATCGAAGGCATCGGTAAACCACCCAGCTCCAGAGCTTTCTGTAACTTCTCCATAGTAATGTTGTGTACAGTAAATAACTTTGGTCTGGTATCCATGCTTTGAACAAACGTTCCCTTACGAATACCTGGGTATAAAGCTAGTTCGTTCTGTGCCATAACGTCTGATACTTTAAGCTGTCCCATAAGGCTGGCCGGGTCTAAACCATTATGTAACATCCAATCTTCTACAAGATAATTTTCATCCATACTTAAATTATTAAGTAAGTCCTCATACGCACCCCTCAAATTTTTCTCTGGGTTAAATCCAGTTGTCAGGGCAGGAGTAACCGACCACATCTCATCTTCTACTTTTACGTGTATTGGACTGAACCCTACCATATCTCGCAGAACTCGCATGAATTCTTGAACTTCTGTATCAGTATCAAAACTTACTACAAACTTTCCTGGCTGTACATGAGCAACAGGGAATGTCCCAGCTGCATCTGATAGACTTTCTGCTAACTGCTTTACATAGTCCTTTGCTACATCCAGACCAAAAGTCTTCTCAATAACATCAAAATCAGCAGCACCAACAATAATTACGTTCTGCTTTACTCTGGTTGGATATTTGAACAAAGTAGTATCAAGATCATAGAACAGACTATCTACTGTACTTAGCATTGTCTTCGCCCACATCCCTGGGTTGGATGCAATATCATCAGCAGGTTTGAATATGTCAGATAACCACTTGTAATCGTCAGGTGATTCTACTTTCTGGAAGAGGAACTTGTTGTCACTTACGCTCCATGCTCCACTATTCTGCAAAGACTTGCCCTGAGCATAGTCAAAGATTGCCCATACTCTGTGTGGAGTAGTACCATTCAAGCTACCGTGCATAAAGGTAATACCATCATATCCGGCCTTCTTCAATAATTTATTCAACTCATCTTTCGGGGCAGCTAAACCACTCCCATCCAGTATACTTACGAATTCATTGTAGGCATCCTTACCATACATGTCCCTTGCAAATGTTATCTTTCTGTACCCATTTCTTTCCAGTACAGAATTGATTTCATCTATCCTTGCCCAGGGAACTAACTCATCCATATCCCATGGGTTCTGAATACTCAAATAGAAATCTTCAACCGCCCCCCGTTCACCGTTCCTTAGGAAGTAAGACTGTGCCTCAACTGCACTCTCGGTAAAGTAAGGTAGTCTTCCGTACTTGGAAGCTGTGTTCATAAAGTCCATCTGGAATTCATCGAAGATGTCAGCCATGGCTGTCTTTACCATGATAGGTGTACCATCTTTGGTACTTACCCATGAAGGTACATCTCCTTGTTTCTTGGCTATCCAGTCCCATGTAAACCAACTCTCAAATTCTGGTGTACCTACCTGCTGGAACAGCTTACCCTTAGGGTCTGGCTTTGGTCTCTTTGGCTTTGGTACATTCTTTACTCTCTCCGCTACATAGTCAGCATCCAACATCTTATTGAATGCTTGTTCTACTTCTGGGGTAACTTCAATGCCAGCAAACCAGTCTTTCATCTTTCGATAAATAGCCAGCATGGTATTCCTCATCGTAT